TGAGCGTCGGCGGCGACCTCTACCTCAGCCACACTCCAATCACCGCCCTGCCTGACGGACTGAGCGTCGGCGGCGGCCTCTACCTCAGCCACACTCCAATCACCGCCCTGCCTGACGGTCTGAGCGTCGGCGGCGCCCTCTACCTCGGCCACACCCTAATCACCGCCCTGCCTGACGGACTGTGCGTCGGCGGCGACCTCGACCTCAGCGACACCGCGATCACTGCCCTGCCTGACGGTCTGAGCGTCGGCGGCAACCTCGACCTCAGCGACACCCCAATCACCGCCCTGCCTGAGAATTGCAGATTGGGCGGGAAGCGTATCTCCGACGCGCCCATCATCCCAGACATTGATCGGGCAGTGTATGCAGCGGCCTCGCAGCCGGGCGCGCTGGATATGAGGAGATGGCATTGCGGCACCTCACACTGCCGTGCCGGCTGGATCGTGACGCTGGCCGGAGAAGCAGGCAAGCGGCTGGAGATTGACACGGGCTCCACGGCCAATGCAGCGATGCTGATTTATGCTGCGAGTGCGCCGGGCCAGCCGATCCCCGACTTTTATTGTGATAACGAGGCGGCTCTGGCCAACATGAAGGCCAGAGCAGGCCTGTAGCGATTGAACAGGAAAGGCCACGAAGATGACAGATGCGCCGATTGATCTAGCTGCCGTCCGGTGAGCCACAAAGAGCTTGCATAAGGCCGCAAATCAAATTATGGCCAAAACAGGACGACTTACGCGAGCCCACCTTCGTAACCGTAGCTGAGTGCTCGCTATAGGCCCAGGCCAGCAAAAAACCATGCTGGCCCCATCGGGGGCCTACGTCAAAAATCAGAATGAAACCATCTCTGATCGCATCAGAAGATGCCTGATACGCCATCATCGGCGTTCCGCCCTTAACAATCGCTGAACCGCCCGCGCAAGGAGGAATCATGCACACGTTGTCGAAACGACTCGCCCGCGTCATGGTGTGCGGGGCGCTCGTTGCCGCGCTTATCATGGCCGTGGCTCATGGAGCCGAGCGCGGCACAAAGCTCCACATGCAGGTCGCGTTGATCATCGGTCTGGCCTGCGTCGCGATCGGCGAGTTTCTCGCGTGGCACAATGCCGCGAGTGCTTGGCACGAGCGTCGATCTGGTTCGGTCGCGCTGTGGGCGTGCCTCGGCGTGATTTTGAGCGGCGGAACGCTCTACACCAACTTTTCATCCGCAGCCGCCAACAACGACTTGAAAACGGGCGTGCAAAAAGCGGCGTTCGTCACACAAGGGGACGTCGACAAGACCGAGGCGATGCTTGAGAAGAAGGTGTCGAGGCTCGAGGAACGGCTGCGGATGATGCCAGCGCGGACTGCAGAAGCGGCGCGCGCCGCGCAAGACAACGCACGAGCGCATCGCTGGTGGGGCGTCACGGACGGATGCAAGACAACGAAGGGGCCAGACACGCGCAAATTCTGTTCCGAATACGCTTCGGCTGTGGCTGACGAAAGCATGGCCAAAGACGCTATGACCAGGGCGGAAGAGCTTAAAATGGCTCAAGCGGAGTTGGCCACGTTGCGGACCAACCGCGCCGGCACAGGTGCAGCCGTCGTGTCCGACGAGCAGGCCGGCGTCGCGGTCCTGGCATCTCTCCTCCGTGTCGATGTCCAGGCCGCCCGCCAAACAGACAGCATGATCCTGCCCCTTCTGGTGCAAGCGATGCTCCTGATCGGAGGCATCTGCCTCGCGAGCGAAACCTATCGTCACACAGAGCGGCGCCCTTGGGTCAATTGGAGCCGGTTCGCACCACTCGGTCGCAGATTGATCGCATGGTGGCGGGATCAAACGCCGGAACAGCAGATCGCAGACGCTGCGCTGCGTCACGGCCGCATTGAAGTCAATCAAACCGTCACGGACGAGCGCGGCGTTAACGAGCTGTGGGCCAAACTTAATGGCGCCCTCAACCCGCCACGAGAGCGCACGGCATGACCGATACGGAGCAGCTCATTCACCAAGTCGCCAGAGAGCTAGGGATCGAAGGCGTCGCGACGACCGCAGGACCAACACGGGTTGCCGTGTCTTTCACCCGCAAAGACGGGTCGCAAGGAGGATGCAACATCGACGAGGGGACGTCGTTCAAGCAAATCCACGACATCCTCGCTGGAGAGGCAAAGTCAGCCTCGAAGGCGAAAGAGGCGAAGGCGAAGGTCATTGCCGCTATGGAGCTGAAGTTGAAGGCTCTGAAAGATGAACAGTGATGCTGCTGTAACAGAAGCGAAACAGCGTCCACACCCGCGCCCACATCTGATGCAGCACGAATTTAAGCCTGGGCAGTCGGGCAACCCGAAGGGTCGACCACGGGGAGCGCGCAGCAAGCTCTCGGAATTGTTCATCGAAGAGCTGTACCGCGATTTTCAGATCCACGGCGTCGACGCCATCAAGGAAGTGCGAGAGGTCCGCCCACACGACTATTTGAAGGTCGTTGCGTCGCTGCTGCCGAAGGAACTGAACGTGCGGGCCGACGTTTTGTCGGAAATGTCAGATGATGAACTTGTCGCGATCCTCGACAACATTCGATGCCTCGTCGCTGCCGGCAGTTTTACGACGATTGGAGACGGAGCTACAGAAGCGGCGCGATACCAATCGACTCAAGCACTACCAGCCCTACGCGCGACAGAAGGACTTTCATAACGCCGGACGCGACCACAACGAACGTTTGTTTATGGCTGGCAATCAGCTCGGCAAAACCTGGGCTGGCGGGTTTGAGACCGCGATGCATCTGACGGGGCGGTATCCCGACTGGTGGCAGGGACAGACGTTCGATAAACCGCCGATCATCTGGGCGTCTGGCGTGACGGGTGAGAGCACGCGCGACAACCCGCAGCGGGTTCTAGTGGGCAACCCACCGCGCGAAGATGAGTGGGGAACCGGGACCATCCCACGGGACTGCCTCATAGATCATGATCGGGCGATCGGTGTGCCGAACCTGCTCGACAACGTGGTCGTTCGTCACGGCGGCGGCGGCGATGTGCAAGCGGGTGAAGCGCTGTGCTATTTCAAGGCCTATGAAAAAGGCCGCGAGAAATGGCAGGGGCCAACAATCGATGCTGTGTGGTTCGATGAAGAACCGCCGCTGCCCATTTACACCGAGGGCCTGACGCGTACGAATCGCGGACAGCGCTCGCAATTTGTGTACATCACGTTTACGCCGCTCCTGGGGATGTCAGAGGTTGTGTCGCTCTTCCTATTGAGACCGCAATGAGCCGTCACGTGACGTCGATGACAATCGACGACGTATCCCACTACAGCGAAGCGGAGCGCGCGCAAATCGTCGCCAGCTATCCCGCTCACGAACGTGAGGCGCGCGCGCGTGGAATCCCGACGATGGGGAGCGGGCGTATCTTTCCGATCGCTGAATCGGACCTGATCGTGCCAGCGCGGGAGGTCCCGAAGCATTGGCCGCAAATCAACGGTCTCGATTTTGGTTGGGATCATCCGTTCGCCGCAGTCAACATCGCATGGGATCGCGACGCCGATTGTGTGTTCGTGTGTAAAACTTACCGCCGGCGGGAAGAGACGCCAGTGTTGCACGCGGCATCAATCAAACCCTGGGGTGAGTGGATTCCCTGCGCGTGGCCGCATGACGGCCTGCAACACGATAAAGGCTCCGGGCAGCAGCTGAGGGAGATCTATAAATCACACGGGCTGAATATGTTGTCCGAGCGCGCTGAACATGCCGAAGGCGGTAACGGTGTCGAAGCCGGGTTGATGGAGATGCTGGAACGGATGCAAACAGGGCGCTTCAAGGTCTTCGCCGATCTCGTGGAATGGCTGGAGGAATTTCGCCTCTATCACCGCCTTAACGGCAAAGTCGTGAAGGAACGTGACGATCTCATGAGCGCCACGCGATACGCGGTCATGATGTTGCGCGAGGCTTGCGTGAAGCCGAGCAGCAAGCCGCTGGCGTACGGTGGGAAGCGATACGCCTGATGCACCAAACACCGCAGCCACTGTCTGACGACGAATTGGTGTTGCAGCTCGAGGAGCAGAACCGCCGCGCTGTTGGCTATCTGTCCGACGAGGTGACGCAGGATCAGGACGACAACCTGAAGCGTTACCTGGGTATGCCATACGGCGACGAAGAGGAAGGCTCGTCCAACGCGATGTCGATGGATGTGGCCGAGGTCGTTGATTGGGCGCTTCCGGACCTCCTGGAGCCTTTCATTAGTGGCGAGCGCAAGGTGGAGTTCCAGGCGCAGACGGAAGCGGACGAAGCATGGGTCGAGCAGGCGTCTGACCTGGTGCAGCACAACATCATGGTCGAAAACCACGGCATTTTGTTGCTTTACGACGTTGCCAAATCCGCGCTAATTCAGAAGATCGGCATCACCAAGACGACGTGGGAGACGACGGAACACGTCGAGCAGCAGACAACGGCTGGTCTCTCGATACTCAACGTCCAGGCGCTGCAGGTCGACCCGGAAATCACGATTGAGAGCGTCCAGTCGGAGCCGACGAACGTCACCAATATTGATCCCTCGGTGCAACAGGCCTTTGTCGATGGCAATGCCTACACGGTGAAATTCAAGCGAACGGTCAAGAAGGGCAAATGCAAGACCGTCGCCGTACCACCTGAAGAGTTTCGTGTCACGCAGCGCGCGAAGGACATTCGCAACATCAGATATTGCTGTCATGAAACGGAGACAACGCGCGCTGATCTGATCAGCATGGGCTTTGCGACAGATGTCGTCATGTCGATACAGTCGGAGACCTCGCAGGAAGCCAACCGACAGGACACGCGGTTCCGCGGCGAGGACCGCACCGACCAAACAACGGCAGCAAGACTAGCGGCGCAAGTGACGCTGAAGGAGGAATACTATCGGGTCGACGCCAATGGCGATGGCCGCGAAGAAATGGTGCAGGTGTTCCGCGTCGGCAAGACCTTGTTGCAGGACCCGGAAGAGGTTGACGATCACCCGTTTGAAATGTGGACCCCGGACCGCATCCCACATCGGTTGATCGGTTTGGCGATTGCCGACAAGGTCAAGAACACGCAACGCATCAAGACCGTTCTAACCCGCCAACTGCTTGATAATGTGTATCTGGCCAACAATCCTCGCATTGAAGTGCCAGACGATGCGGTCAGTGACAACACGTACGACGATCTTCTCAAGTACCGGATCGGCGGTCTGATCCGCACCAAGAAGCCCGGTATGCTCAATGCGATCAACCTGCCGGACCGCTCTGGCTCCGCTATGCAAGCGATCATGTACATGGACAGCGTCCGTGAGCAGCAATCGGGCGTCGTCAAAAATGGCATGGCGCTGTCGTCCGAAGCCATCGACCCCAAGAGCGCGACGGAAGCGCGCAAGGAAGATCGAAACGAGCAGACACGCAAGCGCTTGATGGCGCGTATGTTCGCCGAAACGTTCATGGTGCCGTTGTTCCAACGCGTTCTACGCTGCATTGTCAAATATCAAGATGTGGCTCTGACGCTGAAATTGCGTGGGCGTTGGGTCGAAATGGATCCGCGCGGCTGGAACAGCAGCATCACGGCGCGGGCCAGCGTGGGGCTGGGGTACGCGAACCGCGATGAACAGTTGCTCGCGGCAAAGACCGTCGCAGAGATGCAGATGGTTGCATTTCAAAATGGTCTCGCAGGGCCAGAACACCTGTATAAAACTGCTGAAAAGGTGATCGAGGCTGTTGGTTGGCAGTTCCCGGACAACTATTTCGTCAACCCGCAGACGCCAGAGGGACAGCAGGCCCTGGCACGAATGGCGGAGGCCAAAGCGCAGGACCCGCGTGCGATGGAAGCGCAAGGCAAGCTGCAACTGATGCAGCTGGAAATGCAGATGGAGGCGCAGGCGGCGCAGCTGAGAGCGACCCGCGAGATTGAATTCGAGAAACTCAAGGTGCAAGCCAAGCAGGCCATAGAGGAACGGCGTTTGGATTTCGATATCAAGTCGGAAATGCTGCGCATCAACCAGGAAGACAAGTTGGCGCGCGAACGCATGTTCGCTGAATTCACGCTGAAGCGACAGCAGATGGCAGCGGAAGCCCAACTCGAGAGAGAGCGCGACGAGGCGGCGCATGTCATTGGATTGGAGCGCGCGAGAAACGCCGGAGCCGGACAAGGGAATGGCGTCTCGCCGGTCCGGTTCGGAGGCAAACTCGGATGAGTGACAAGTTGCAGGCCGCCCGCGCCCGTGCGCGCCGGTTAAAGGAATTGGCGCACGGGCCTGATGGGTTGTTTGCGGTCTTCGATGCGGTCGAGCGCAATTATTTCGAGACTCTCGTGGAGAGCGATGTAGCGGACCAGCGATTGCGGGAGGACGTCCATCATCGCATTTGCGCTTTGCGCGACATTCGCAAGCTGATCACGGTCGGCATTGCGCAGGGGGTCGCGTCGGAAACCCTGATCAAGCGACTATCCAAAATCTCAGAAGCCAAACAGCTCTAAGGGGCGCGATAATGTCAGAAACACTTGCAAAAGCAGACGGCGAAACGACGGCCAGTGGGCCGCTCTCGTCTGCTGACCTTGCGGAGCACTTTAAGGTCGAGCTGGATCGAGAGGACCAAGACAGCGCCGGAAGCCGTGTCGAGCAATCGCAGGAGATCGACGGCAGCGCCGGCGCCAATACAGATGTGCAAAGTGTCGTCAGTGCGGTCGAGGCGCCAGACATCGCGGAACCGGAAGCGGTCAACCAGCGAGAGATCCAGGCACCAGCCGGAATGAGCGATGAGGATCGCGTTGCATTCGCCAAGTTGACGCCGGAGCTTCGGCAGTGGGTCGTCAACAGCGATAAATCTCGCACCGCCGATTACACACGCAAGACTCAAGAGGTAGCAGAATCCCGCAAAGCGTATGACGCGGGGCTGCAAACTCTCCAAACACAACTGCAAGAGTATGATCGCATTCTCAAGGGCTTTACTGCGCGGCCCGTGACGCCGCCTGATCCGGCGCTCCGTCACACCGATCCGTTGGCCTACGAGGACCAGCAGGCCGAGTACATCCAGGCCAAGCACAGAATGGAAATCGCGAACGAAGAGCGCGAACGCATCAGAGTCGAGTCAGACCGTATCAACAAGGAGATGTTCGAACGGCAAGTCGCCGAGGAAACAAAGCTCCTTCGCGAGAAGGTGCCGGAATTTGCCGATGCACGAAAAGCCCCGATCCTCAGCAAGGCGGTCGCGGAATACGCCATCGGCAATGGGTACACGGTTGACGAGTTGAAATTTGCCAGGGCCAGCGACATTGCGGTGCTCGTGAAAGCGATGCGCTATGATGCCGCCCAGGCCGCCAGCCAACGCGCGCAACCCGTGACCGTCGTTCCCAAATCGTCGCAGCCTGGACCAGCAAAATCGGTCAGTCGTGGTGGTCCGATCACAACTGCCATTCAAACATTGTCGCAGGCGCCGACGAGAGAGAATCTCGCCGCCGCCTTTCTCGCTCAACTCAACTCGGAAAGACGTTAAACCATGGCAACGATCACGAACGCATTTACCACCAGCTCGGCTGTCGGCATCCGTGAGGACCTGACAGACAACATTCATCGCGTCGACATCGACGAAACGCCGATCATGTCCATCATCGGAACGACGACGGCGAAAAACACGCTGCACGAATGGCAGACCCGATCGCTCGGCGCCGTTGATACGGGCAACGCCAAACCAGAAGGCAACGAAACGGCACGCGCCGCGGCGACGCCGAACGTTCGCGTCTCGAACGTCTGTCAGATCAGCTCCAAGAATGCGACGGTGACGGGAACGCTGGAAGCAGTCGACAAGGCTGGCCGCAACTCGGAAATGGCGTTGCAGATGGCGGACCGTACGATTGAACTGCGCAAGGACATGGAAGCAATCATGTTCTGTACCAATCAGGCATTCGCCAACTCCGGAACCCGCACCACGCGCTCGTTTGAAGCCTGGATCCGCACCAACACGTCGCGTGGCGCTGGCGGGGCGGATCCCGCGGACCCCACGACGACGCCGGGCACGACGGCAACAGATGGCACGGCGCGCGCCTTTACCGAGGCCCTCATCAAGACAACGATGAAGAAGGCCTTTGAAAACGGCGCCAAGCCCACGAAACTGATCATGGGCGCGCATGCGAAGACAGTGGCGAGCGGGTTCACCGGTCGCGCCGGATCGACGGTCGACATCGGTCGCAACACGGTGACGAACAACGTTACCAAGTACGAGAGCGATTTCGGCGTGTTGGATTTCATCCCGCACGCCTATGCCCGTGCGTCTGGCCGCACCGTCATCGGTCTCGACCCGAAGATGGTCAAAGTCGCCTATTTGCGGAAATTCAAGAGCTTTCCTCTCGCCAAGATCGGCGACGCCGAGACGCGCGAGATTATTTCGGAATACGGGCTCGAAATGTGCAACGAAAAAGCACATTTCGTCATCGCCGATTTGTTGACGGCGTGATCCGGTAACGCGTCACTGATGGCCGGCTCACAATGAGCCGGCCATTCCATTGAAGAGGACGACATGGCCGATACGACGAAACCGCAGAAGACACCTCCGGCACCAGCCGAACCCGCAGCACCAGCCAATTCGGGAAAACCACCAACCACGCTCGTGAAAGGTGTCATTCTCGCGGACGGTGTGTTTTCGTCGCAGGGCAAGCACAGCAAGGGCGAAAAAGTCGAGCTGCCTTTGGATGATGTTGTCTCATTGGAGGCGAACAACTTCATCACGAGGATATGATGCAGATCGTCGGCAAGATCACAGATTGGCAATTGCGATCATGGAAGCCCGGCAAGAAGACATGGATGCGGTACAACGCCGCCACGGATTCCGTCGAGTTCATGGAAGAGTTCTTCGAAGATGTGCCCTTGCGCGATGCAAAGATCGAACGCGAACTCTCTGAAATGTCATCAGGCCCGCGTGATCTGAAGCCGCTCGCTATCGTTCCGAAATCGGTGCAACGCCAGGCGATCCTTGAAGGCTGGGAGGACGACGACAAGCAATGGCGGCGCTGGATAAATGACAGCGACAATCGTTATCTCCGCATAGCCGGTGGTCGCGTATGAGCTTCGCGACATACGGCGCTCTCAAGACGCGTGTGGCCAATGAGACGAATCGGACAGATTCGGGGTTCGTCGCGGAGGTGCCGGGCTTTGTCGCGCTTGCCGAGCAACGTATTTTCCATGGATCAGACGAGCCCATGGAGTCCCGCGCGCTGCGGGTCCGGTTCATGGAGACCCGCGTCACCCTCGCACTGACGGATGGTGAAGGGTCGCCGCCGGCGGACTTCCTCGAAGCGAAACGGCTTGAATGGCCGTCGGAGCCGAGCAGTCTTCCCGTCTTCCAGCCGCCGGAGACGTTCTTCCGTCAACGATCGCCGCTGACAACGGGCGGTGCGCTGGCGTTCACGCATGAGGCTGGTAAAATTTATCTGACGCCCAAGCTTACTGGCACCATGGCGCTGGTATACTACGCAAAACCGCCGCCACTCGTGAACGATGGCGATACAAACTGGCTGTTGATCAATGCGCCGGGCGTGATGTTCCAAGCGGTGCTGATCGAAGCCTATCGCTATTTGCGGAACGATGCGATGGCGTTGGGATCGTTTGCCGCTTTCAAGGCGGCGATCGACGGCTTGCGGCGCAGTGATCGAAGCGCACGGGTCTCGGGTTCTTATCTGTATCCGAGGGTCCGCACGTGACACGATCTGTGGCGGCGATTCCCTTGACGCAGTGGGCGCCCGATCTGGCGCAGACGTCGGGCGCGCAAAGCGAAGCCAAAGGCGTGATTTCAAAGGCGGGCCGGTACACGCCGCTCGGAAGTCTGGTGGCGTACCATCCGAACGCGCGGATCGTTGATCCCTGTCAGGCTTGCGTGGCGTTCTATTCGCCTGATGGGGGGTTGGCGACATTCATGGCCGACAAGGGCCGCATTTATCGGCTCGTCAACAAGGCACCGCTTGATGTCTCTCGAGCTGGGGGCTACGCCGGCGATCCCGATTGGGCGTGGAGTTTCGAGCAGTTTGGCGCGAACGTGCTGGCCTGTCAGCGTAACGTCCCGCTGCAGCGCATCGAATTGGGCAGTACGGGAACGTTTGCGGACCTGTCCGGCAACCCGCCGCCGGCGGATGGCGTGTTCCGGGTTCGCAATCATATGCTGGCGGCAAAGGGGTTGGACCTGTCGTGGTCGGCATTCAACAACATCGAAATATGGGATCCCGATCCCGCTCTAGGATCGGGATCAACGCAGCTTGGGGCGCAGTTCGGGCAATTCCAGGTTGGCCTTGGTGGCGAAGCCGGCTTCATCTTCCAGGAGCGCGGCGTTTCGCGTCTGACGTACGTTGGACCACCGACAACTTGGGTTCTCGACGAAGTGGAACAAGGCCGTGGTTGCATTGGTCCGAAAGCGGCCGTGAAGTGGGGCCGAAACGCAGTCTATGTGAGTGAAGATGGCTTCTTCCTGTTCGATGGTTTGCAGAGCCAGAGCATCGGCGATAAGACCGTCGACCATTATTTTCAAAGCCGTCTGAACTACTCAGCGCGTCATCGTGTTTCGATATCGATCGATGGTGCAAACAAGTCGGTAATGATTGCGATCCCAACCGGAACCAGCCTGACGCCGAATGAACTGCTGATCTATTCCTACGCAGATCAGCGCTGGACACATGACGATATCCCCGTGCAATTGGTCACAGACATTCCGCGCGAGCCGGTGACGGCCGATGATACGGCCGGATTGATTGCTCTCTTTGGTTCGGCGGCGACGGAAGCCATCAATGTCAGTCTCGACAACCCTGTGTTTCGAGAAAATCGCCGCCGATGGGCTGCCGTTGATGTCGACGGCACACTGAGCCTCTTCGAGGGTCCGTCGCGCACTGCCACGCTGGACACGAATTTTGCCGAATTGCAGCCGGGCCGTAAGGCGTACGTCACTGAGATTTGGCCGCAGATCGACGCCGCGCCAGCCGATGTCACGGCACAAGTCTCGGCAAAGCTGTCGCGGCTCGACGAGGTTGCAACCGTATTCCCCGCTGAAGCGATGACAGCGCTCGGCAACTGTCCGGCTCGCGTCGATGCGCGGTGGCTGAAGGTGCGCATGTCGATTGCGGCCGGTGCCACATGGACGGAAGCCACAGGCTTTGGCTGGGACGGGAGTATCAGCGGTGCCCGTTAATACGCTTGGAACCGCCGCCGAACAGATTCCAAACCCGCCCGCATCGACGGACCCGCGCACCGTCAATCTGTTCCTACAGCAACTTGTCGACACGTTGCGGCGCACGCGATCCGCGGATGGGCAAGCGTTATCGGCAACGGCCGAAGCGCAGCTCCTGATTTCTGACGCAATCGAGGCCTTGCGTAAGGAGGTCGCCGCCGCACAAGAGGTTGTGGAGACACTGGAGCAGTATATTGCAACACTCGATATCGGCGCCCTGACGGCCCAACAGGAGTTCGAGCTGTCGTTGACGACGCAACGACGGGAGCTGTTTGGGTCGTCCGATGACGTGCTGGGTGCGGCGCTGAGCGAATCCCAAATTGCGGCCGAACGGGCTTTGGAATCGCGCGTTGAGGCGTTTCACAATGAGGCGGCCATCCGGACAGAGCAAGTGGTCCGTCTGACGGCCGAGGAAAATTTCGCGCAACAAATCACGACGCTGGTGACGGACCTTGGTGTTGCGAATGCGGCGATTGTCACCGAGCAGACGGCGCGCACGAACGGCGACGCCGCCAACGCCGCGTCCATTAACGCGGTTTCGACGACGGTAGCCGGGCATACGGCGACGATCGCCACGCAGCAAACCAGTATCAACGGCATCTCGGCAAACTGGACCGTGGCACTGACCGGAAACACCGTGTCTGGCATGGTACGCCTGGACGGGACTAACAGCCTGTCGAGTTTTGATGTTGTCGCGGATGTGTTTCGTGTGGCGCAACCCGGTGTCGTTGGCGGCGCCGTGCGCACGGTCTTCGTGATCGGGAACATCAACGGGACGCCGGCGCTCGGGTTCAACGGGGATGCAATTATTGATGGGTCCATTCTGGCGAGCCGCCTGAACGTGGCGACATTGAGCGCCATCACCGCGAACATTGGCACGGCAACGGCCGGGCTGATTCGTGACCCGGGTGACGTGTATCAGTTTCGCGTCTCAGATGGATGGTTCGGCCGATCCGATGGAACAAGCTTCATCGACATGAAAAACAACATTCTGCAATTTAGCGCATGAGCACCAGAGTCCGCGCCGAAAACGGCAAATTCGCAATTTACACAGTATCCGATCCGGCTTCGACGGACAACGCGCCATTGCAGTATCCGCTGTCGAACGCATCGCGTGTCAAGTTTCATTCGGACCTTGACTATCCGCAGATCGTCGACGTGAGAACGGGAAGTGTCACGATACCGGGAGCATCGCCCGGTACATACGGTCTCAACGATTTGAGCCATACCGTTCTGTTCGCGCATGGCCGTGGGGCAGCACCGATGGTGTTGGCGGAGTTTACCGCGATTGGGGTGCATAATTTGCCAGCACACGCTTGCGGGTCGGTACCGACAGTCAGTGGGTTCAACTATTCAAGCGGTGAGCAGTATTACGATATCAATAACCCGGTTGTTCGCTGGTTGTCGTTCGGTGCAAACGCATCCGACATTGTCGTGACGCACTATTGCGGGTCCGGTTTTTCGCAGCTACCCCCGCTGACGATCTCGTATAAAGTTTGGGTGACGGATTTTTCTGTCGATGGCGCGTCGCCGCCGACGTATGACAGCGCCGCGCCACTGCTCGGCTTGAATGCTTTCAGCGCGCGCTTTGGAAAAGGTCGGTTTGATTCAACGCGGCGTTATGTCCGCACAGGTGCGCCATCGCCGGAAACGGTAGTGCCCCAGGCATCGCCCCTGGCTATGCGTCACGAACGGTACCCGCCGAACAATTCCGAGAACCCGACAGTGCAGTACCTTGACTATCGCTATGATGGGTATGTGCTGCGACCGGGCGTCGTGAGTACTGGTGGGACTCTGGCGTCGGTAATCCCGGTGTTGGGCGAAACCTACTTCTCCGAAACGCGGCCTAACCCAACATCGATACCGATCAGCATATGACAACTGTGCTAACAGCCGGACGCTTGCTCATTACGCGCCCCGATGGTTCGACAGCCTTCGACACCGATCAAAAAATGTTTTCGAGTGTCTTCGTGCAAGGCGCTATCGTGGTGCCGCAACGGGCGACCACAAATACGTACGGGACGGCAAGTTACAGCAATGTTGACGCCACATACGAACTCGGAAGCGTTCCGGCGGCCATGACGGACGTGATTGGTATGGTGCGATTCACGGCCGCGCTGGCCAGTCAGAAGCAGGTACATGAACAAATTTGGACACAATATAACGGCCTCTACATGAATACGTTTTGGGGCGCTTGGACGGGATCGGGAGGCGTGAAACTGTTGGGTACGCGATACTTTCGGTTCGAAATCACAAACGGTGCGCTGCGCTGTCGAGAGAAGACGCGAATGACCGGGCTGGATGATCCAAACCATATCGAAAATTGGGTGCATTTGCCTGTCATTCAAGGTGGAACGTTGCACTACAAACTGTTTTGCGGGTTTTTCAGCTAGGGCGCTATGGCACATCAGAACTGGTATCGGGTCGGCACGATCTCGGTCACCGCGGGCAGCACAGCCGTCACAGGCACTCTGACGGGTTGGACCGATCAAGTCTCATCCGGCGACCATCTGACGATCGATGGCACCCGTTGGGCAGAAGTGGCGAGCGTCACCAGCAACACGGCGTTGACGCTGGTGACGCCCTGGTCCGGCCCGACCGCCGCAGGTTCGGCCTATGCCATCGCGCGCGTGTCGCCGCTGTGGACGTTGGCATCATCCCTCGCGACGCGCGTCGCCGATCTCCTGTCTCGTCTCGTGACGATTTTCACGACATCCGGTGTGCCGTCATCCGCCATCGGCGCCAATGGTGCCGTGGCGGTCGATACGGCGGCGAAGATCGTCTATTTCAGAGGACTTGGGGGCTGGGACGCCGGCACGGCCTTGGTCGGAACGCAAGGCCCGGCTGGTACCGATGGCGTTGGTGTGCCAGCCGGTGGCGCGATAAGGCAAGTGCTGCGGAAATCGAGCGCGACCAACTACGCCACCGAATGGGCCACGGCACGGGACGTGCTCACCGCCACACGCACGTATTACGTGAGCCCAACCGGGAGCGATGCCAACAGCGGTCTTTCCGCCGCGCAGCCGTTCCTGACGATCGGCAAGGCCTATTCAACCATCGCTGATACGCTCGACCTTGGAGGGCAAACCGTCACCATCCAGCTCGACGATGGAACCTATGCCGCCGGCCTCGCGGTGCAAAAGCCGTGGGTGGGAGGCGGATCGGTCGTTCTGCAGGGCAACACGACCACGCCAGCGAGCGTCATCATCAATCCCGGCGTCTTCGGCGCTTACGGCGTCTATGTCAACACCCCGCTTCCTGGGCTGCTCAGCGTGACGGGTGTCAAATTCGTGTGTGCTGCGACCGCCATCCACCACGAATCCACCGGCCTCATCCGCTTCGGCAAAGTCGACTTCGGCGCTTGCGGCAGCTATCACATCGCAACTGCGGCGCCGGGCGCCAAGATCGAGGCCAACGACGCTTATACGATCTCCGGCGCAGCCGCCAGCCACTGGCTCGCCAACGGCCAAGGCCTGATCGTCGTCGCCGGGCGAACGGTCACGATTTCAGGCACGCCGGCGTTCGCGGCGGCCTTCGCCTATGCGACGCGGCTCTCCCAGATTCAAGGGTACTCGAACACGTTCACCGGCACGGCGACGGGCGTGCGCTATCTCGTCGACGGCAACAGCCTGATCTTCACGAATGGTGGCGGCACGACCGCCTATCCCGGCAATAGCGCGGGCTCCGCAAGCACGGGAGGTCAGTATGTTTAAGATTACCCATGCGGATGGCCATGTTGAAGAGTGCCTGTTTTTGCCTATGGACCTGCCATTGGGAGCGGCGGTCGAATACATACGCACCCCGAGTGCGGTCGCACTGTGGAAATTGCGGGCGTACTTGAAGACGGCCAACCAGTTTGATCGTGTCGAAACGACCGTTGCGACTGGATGGGACGCGGTAGTCCGCGAAGAGTGGGAATACGCAGCAGACATCACCCGGAACGGTCGCTTGATCACGGCGATCCAATCGGCTCTGAGCCTAACGGATGCGCAGGTCGACGCCCTGTTTATGGCTGCCGGCCAGATCCAAGGATGATTACATGTTCACCGGTTCCAATCGAGTACGTCTCGCAGGAGTGGCCACACGTCGCACGCTGGTTTGACGACGCTGTCGGCTCAAGCGACGGCTGGTGGACGCTTGATCTTCTGGCGCAGAGGTTGTTGCGGGGTCAGGCGTTGTTGTGGGTCGTGCATGACGCGGGGCAGCGGCTGGCAGCGCTGGTCACGGAGCTTGAGCGATGGCCCGATGGCCGCACCGTTCTGGTTATCGCGATCATGGGCGGGGCTGGGCTCGCTGATTGGCTTCACCTGTTGCCGGTGATTGAGTCCTATGGCGTCGAGGCGGGCGCAACAGCCCTGCAAATTCGCGGCCGTCGCGGGTGGTCTCGAGTGCTCACGCCAGCAGGCTATCAAGAAATGACCGTAACACTGCAAAAGGACCTGGATCATGGGATCAAAATCGCGCCAAACGTCGACATCGCATCAGGAAAATAACCCATGGGCGCCGGCGCAACCATTGCTCCAGCGCGCGCTTGGTGGGATTTCCAACTATCTTGATAGTCCGTTGGCCCACCAAACGTATAGTGGGCCAACACTGGCCGCTCAATCCGACGCGACCCGCCGCGGCCTCGGTATGATGACGGCGGGGCGGGGCGCGGATCAATCGTTGGACTACATGTCACGGATGGTCGGCGGTGAGTTTCTCAACGCTGAAAACCCGCATCTGCAGGCGTTGCAGCGTTCCGTGTCATCGAGCGTGATGCCCGGCATCAATGCGACGTTTTCGCGGGCAGGTATGTCGGGCTCAACGACACATCAAGGTTCATTGGCGCGCGGCCTTGGCGATGCCATGGCGCCGCACTTGTTCAATCAATTCGAGTCGGAGCGTGGCCGCCAACAGCAAGCCGCCATGGCGCTCCCTGGTATGGAGCATGCGCGCGGACAACAGCTTATCGGCGCGGGGCAGATGCAGGAAGGCTATGACCAGCGCGTCATCGATGATGCGCGTGCGCGCTTTGAAGCGGAACGCATCGCCGGACTGAGACCTTACTATGAGACCGTCGATATGATCCGCGGCATCGGCGGCATGGGTGGCACGCAAGACGGCACAAGCACAACGACAACATCACAGCGCCCAAGCACCCTTGGTCTCATCGGCGGCGGATTGATGACGGCGGCCGGACTGGCGACGGGCATGCCGGGCCTCATGTCGGGGTTGGGTAGCTTGGGCGGAATGTTTGGCGGTGGTTCCGCGATGAACAACCCGTACAACACGGGCTGGGCCAATCCGCTGCAGAGGGCCTAACGATGGCGGACGGCATTCTCGGAAATCTTGAGGCGATGTTGATGAACCCGCTGACGCTCGGCGGCATCGGCTTGCTCAGTGGCGGTGGTGTGGACGCCATGCAACAAGGCATGAAGAGCGGCGTGGCGTATCGCAAGGAGCGTCGCTCGGCGGAAGAGATTGAGGCGCGACGCAAGGCGATCCAGGACGCTTTGCAAGGGGGCAAGTTCGCCGGCATGAGTGACGGCGAACGGGCGATGCTGGCGGCTGATCCCGAGATGGCCAAGAGCGTGTTCCAGACGGTTTACGCGCATCAACTGGACCCGATGACGCCCTATAAAATTCAGCAGTTGCAAGCACAGACGCAACTCGCGCGCGACCATGGTCGTTACTATCGCGATCTTGTCGGCGTTCGCGCAGCCAATGCTGAGAATACTGCAGAAAGCATGCGCCTTCGTGAGGCCGAACTTGCACGAAAACAGCAGTGGCTGGACCGCTTCACACGAGACCGCGACGGCAATTTGATGCTCAAGAATAACGGTCCTGTCAGTGCTGACGAGCCGGAACCGCGCGGACATGCCAACCCGAGTGGATCGGGACTGTTGCAATTCCGCCAGGACCGCGATGTCCGCGGCTCGCAGCAGGAGGCGCCGGACGAGCGAATCGTCGGACGCCATGTCGAGACACAAGGCGGGTCTGTCGATGAGCGTGGTCGTATGGACAATAAACACAGTCTGCCGAACCGGCCGATGCATGCAAGCGACCCTGGTCTGACAGACGAGACGATTCAAGCCTACTACACAGAGAAATATGGATCGTTGCCCAAAGGCTCGATCTACCGCCGTGACGGCACGGTTCAGAACCTGATGCAGACCGCTTCAGAGAGGATGAGCAACTACATCGCCAACGACGCCCTGGAAGCCGTGCGGCGTGCGCGGGAGGTCTACAACCGAACCAGTGGGTTGAGTCAGGCCGCCGGCCATGGCGTCACGCTTCCGTATTTCGGCACGCGGAACCCCGGCGCGTTGGTCTCTAAGAACGCTGAAGATGTCGCGATTGCCAGAAAGGAAATGCAATCGGCTGTCCATGACATACTCCGGGTCATGTCTGGCGCGACGGTCAGTGACCGTGAGCGCGACACGTACACAGAGATGTACCTGCCAAGAGCCACTGACACGCTGCGGGAGCAGAATTGGAAGATGGACCGTATCGAGAGGTTTTTCTTGCGCTCGCAAATGGCGCGAAAGAACGGTGCCACGGATGAAGATATCGCCAAGATGATCCGCGCAGAGATCGGCGCTCAAAACAGTGAGACGTCGCCGCGTCGCAGTGCACCGCGCGCGCCAGCATCACAGCCTGATAGCGGCTGGTCGATCAAGAGGCTCAACTAATGGGCACAGTGCGCATCACCGATCCGCAAGGCCGGTCTTATGAAATCTCCGCACCGGACGGCGCGTCTGATGCGGAGATTCTGGATTATTTCAGAAAGAACGTGGGCGACGGCCAGTCCGGCACGGCATCGCCGCCGTTGGCAAGCGCGTATCATTCCGGGTTGTCGCGTCCCGAAATCGCAGAATACGAGAACAGGCGCAAAGACCCCGGTGGCATGTACCATCGGCGCCTCAATCAGGCCGTGACGCTTGGTGGTGGTGATGAATTCACATCCGGCATGAACGCGCTGTGGGATACCATCAGAGGCGACAATACGCGGGGCAGCAGTTTCGGTGAGCGGTTTGCATCCCGTCAACGCGTGCAGGAAGCGCTTAATAAGGAAATGCGCGACCAGACAGCGGGCTTTGGTGGTGGCATTTTGGACGTGGTCGGGGGTCTGGCGATGGGCGCACCCAAGGCGGCCGCGACGGCGATCGGCAATGTGGCCGGTCCGGCCACGCCTGGCGCCTGGAATGCGGTAAAGCAGTTCACGCCCGAGTTCATCAAGCAAGCACCGCAGATTGCCAAGGTTGGCGCAGGCTACGGGGCCGCGCACGCATTTATGGACAGTGAAGGCGATGCGTCCGATCGTTTGGCCCACGTTCCCGGCGGTGCTGTTGATGGTGCCAAAGGCGCGCTCGTGTTCGGCGCGGGCCTTGGGACAGCGCTGGCCGCCAAACAGGGACGTGCCGTTGCCAAGGCGGAGCGGGTCGCGGCGCAGCAGGACAACGCGCGCGAGATGACCGATGTCGGCGTGACACCATTTGCCCCCGCAATCACGCAAAATCGCTTTGCGCGTGGCATGGCCGAAGGGCTTGCTGATAGTATTGTTGGTGCACCTGTGCGCCGCGGCGCACAGCAATCGATTGATGAAACATCGGACGCGTTCCGCGCCATGTTGCGTCCCCATACGTTCGGCCAAGCCTCCAGTGAACTCGGGGACGAGTTGCAAGGCATTCTGCAGAAACAGCTGCGCAGCCGAACCGTCGATGATTGGAAGACGGCAACCGATGCCGACTTGGAACGGACTGTGGGGCCTGTCACGGAGCATGGGTTTAGGCCGCCGCGCCCTATTGTCGAGCCCGTGGCGCCAAGGACTGTCGACCCGGTTGTGCCGGACTATACCCGGTATCCGCCACAGAACGAACCGGCACCGAATATCGCGGTCGAAGCCAAGTATCCGCGGTTTGAGGATATGCCGGACCGAAGCGCGGCGAAGATCGCCGAACTCACCCATCGCGCTGAAGTGCATGGTGCGGAGGGTCGCCGCTTGAGCGCGGACATCGCGAAAGCGGAGCAAGACATCATGCGCTTGCGTCGAGAGGTCGTCGATAAATTCAAGGACGATCCCACCGACGTCTATGGCGATCTGCCATTGGTGTACGGTGGTTCGGTGAACAAGTTCCGCGGCTTGCTTGGCAAGCGCTCGGAAATTTTCTCGAAAATCAAGGATCCCACGATCTGGCATGATGGGTTTGATCCGTTGGCCAGCGATCATGGCTGGAATCCCCGTGCTGTCGCTGCGCTCCCGCCAGAGTACGTGCAACGGTTCAACAAAGCGCACGCCGATTTGGACGCGCTGAATCAGAAACGAACAACGCACGCAGAGGCAGCTCGTGCGGCCGACGAACAGCGCCGGACGCTGGCGGAGACAAGCGAGAGCGACAGGCTTTTGGATTGGAAAGCGGCCGTCACGCGAGAGCGGACGCGGGCGGAGCTTGAGGCGCGGCGCGCGGTTGAGGACAGCCAGAAGGACAGCGCGCGACGACGCGCAGACGCAGAGGCCGCAGCAGAGACGCAACGGCTTGTCGAGCGTGCGCGCCGCGATGCCGATGCACAGACGCGGGCGGCGCAGGAGGCGGCCGACCTGGAATGGCAGAACCGACCGAATGCGATGCAATTCGGCACGTCACGCACGCACACGTATCCCGATGAAGCGGCAGCCGCTTATGAAGCGGTCGATCGCGCGACCCCACGGTTTCAGACCAATGTGCTTGGTCGCCCGGCGACATCGAAGCTGGGTGCGGCGGAGACGGCGACAAGCCACTTGCTGTCTGATCTCGCTGACAAGGCACGCATCCAGTATCATCACAAGGGATATCGCGGCGCTGTTTACGATAATGGCAGTTATCGGTTTGATCCGCAATTCTTCGCCCATCTGCGCACACTCTATGGACCGAAAATATCCGATCATTTGGCCAGCTACGCCAATATGCGGGCAGGCGGTGCGGCGCAATTCGATATTCGCCGCATGCACGCCTTCAGAACCGTGATCGGGCAGGAACTACAGGACGTGCGCTTGGCCAAGAAAATCGGCGCGCCGCGCACCGAAGACGAGGTACAATTGGATCGTCTCTATAAGGCGGTGTCAGAGGATATTGATGCGGCCAAGCGCGCCGTTCCAGGCGGCGCGCGCGCGGCTGACATGCGCAAGGCCGTTGATGACGCCTACGCCGATCACAAGACTGTTGTCGAGAAGCCGCTGTTGCGCGTGTTTGGCGAGAAGGTCGCTCCGATTGAAGCCATGGAGCGCCTTGGAACGGCCGTCGAGCGCGGAGACTTGCGCACGGTGAATGCCTTCATGCGCGTGTTGAAGGACAAGGACGACCCTATCAAGGGCGCAATGGCCATTGTCGCGCATATGACGGAGAATGCCAGGGATCTCGGCAGCATCATGAAGGGTCTCGCGAAGATTCCACCGGAATCGCGAGCGGTGCTATTCCAGACGCCGGCCGGTCGCGAGTATCGAACGGCGCTGGAGAAGATTGAGCGCGTCGCCCAGAAATTGCGTCCCTATCAGAAAGCCATCGAGACAAGCGGCAAAGGGTTTGGCGTCGCCAACACGATTCTCGGGACCAGCATCATCGGACATGCCATTCATGCGCTGGCGGCTCCCATGACCACCGCCAGCGGTGCGGGAGGCGCATATTTGCTGGGCCGCTTCTTGGCATCGCCGCGGTATGTGCAATGGTTGACCAAGACGCCGAGCGTCTCCGCGTTGCGCGGGTCAAACCCGTTGTTCCAGAAAACCATCGCGCGTCTGTCAGCCGTCGCAGCCGCAGACTCCGAAACCGGTGATGCGATCTTGTCAGCCATTGGCAATGCGATCCGCCCAGGCAGTGCTAATGCGATGTTTGCTGGCGAGTCGGCTGCGACGGCGGATCGAAAGATGCTGGCCAAAGCCCAAGAGATGGAAAACAACGGTGCCGACCGTGATGCGATCTGGAAAACAACGGGGTGGTTCAAGCAACCGGACGGACGGTGGCGCTACGAGATCAGCGATGACAAAGCGAACACGACGCCGATGTTCGATGCGACACACGCTGTGTCGCGTCAGAAGAGATCAATGCACCAAACGCAGATGAAAAATCTTCTGCAGCATGACCGATTGTATGACGCTTATCCGGATATCGGGTCAATGCCGGTGACGATGCACAACTTCGGTCCAAAATTAGAGGCCGCCGCTTATTACCTCCCCGGCGACGATGAAACGGTTCTCAACACCCATCCCAAAAACGGTGCCGGGCGTAACGAGGTGCTGCATGAAATTCAGCATGCAATCCAGAAGCGCGAGGGCTTTCGCTATGGCGATTTGCGGGCCGGTAAGGTCGTGTTTGATGACACCTACTATCGCAAACCAGGTGAGGCCGAAGCGTATAACGTCGACGACCGCGCGAACATGACAGCCGAAGAACGGTGGGCAACGCCGCCGTGGCAAACGGGACGTGTCGCCGAGCGTGACATTGAGTGGGGTTCGACGCATGCCAAATCGATGAGCGTCGAGGACAGGAAGAAACGCCGCAACAGTCATCGCAACAGATAGCGAGGAAGACATCTCTCATGAACCCGCACCTTCAGCAGTTGATGCAACGCCGCCAACCCATGCCGGACCCTCGTTCCGCATCACCCGTGGCGGATTATGCGTTGCGGACAATCGAGAGTGCCGCCCAGCGGCATGGCCTCCAATCCTTGCGGTCGAACCCGGAAGCGCTTTTCAAGGCGCTCGCCGACAAAGAGCCGACCGACATCATCCTGGAGTCCATTGACCAACTGTCGCAGCAGCTCAACATTCGGCCGCCGTGGGCGGCCCCGCCGCCGGTTCCGGACGGTGTCCTTGGTCAACAACAAAGCCAGCGGATCGCGCCACAGAGTCCGATTGGCGGTGTGCTGGGCCAATTCCAACGTGCGCCGCTGCCGTGAGTGACTTGGGCCTCCTCGGACGCTTCGTCCAATCGGAAAAGGATACCCGGCCTTACGCCGAAACCCTGCAGAGGGGGGCGCTTGTACCGCTCGGCATAAACGGGTTTACGGGCAAGGCCGAACTCGCTGTGCCATCGCTGATTGCCGGACCGACGCTCGCGGCTCAGGCGTATTTCGACGATCCGATCCGCGAAGGCGAATTGCCCAGCAATCGGACTGATGCCGTTCTCAACGCCATCAAAGCCGCCACGGGGGCGCAGGGTGCCGGCGGGATGTTTTTCCGTCCGCTCGGATCCCTCGGAATGGCCGGGCGGCCGCGCACCATCGAATGGAACGACGCGCGTATCAAGCAATTGATGCAGATGCGCGAAGAAGGGCGCCCTGATCGCACGATTGCTGATGCGTTAGGGATCAGCCGTCCTGCGGTCCACCGCGCCGCGGCACGGTTCGGCGCGGTGACACGACCCATCGGCCGGCCAAGCGTTGCCGATCAGGTCGAACCGCACAGACTGTCGGCGCTTCGTGCGATGTATGAAAACGGAACAATGTCACAAACAGAGATCGGGAATTATCTCGGCATAACGCAGGGTGCTGTGTCACAACTCTTGAAGCGGATAAAAGATGGCGGAAATCAATGATCTGAACGTGAACCCCGCAACCAACACCGGTCGGTTCCCCGAGGGGATGTTGGTGCCGCAAATCAACGATGCCGGACGCGATCTGGAAGCCGCTCTCGCGCGGCAGCATAAGGATTTGAGCGCTGTTGGGATCACGTCGGGAACGGCGACCGCATACAGTCTGGTACCGTTTCGCACGCGCGCTGCCTATGCGGCGGGTGATTCCTACATTGTGCGGTTTCATGTGGCCAATACCGGTGCCGCGACGATGGCTGTGGGCGGGCTCGCAGCCAAGCCGCTGCTGCGACAAAGCAATGCAGCACTGGCTGCCGGTGACATCCTCGTCAATCAGGTCGTTCACATCGTCTACAACGCCAGCAACGATAGCTTCGTCTGCATCGGGATCGGTGCCGTTCTGGCCGGGCTCGACAGCTACACACTGGCAACGCTGCCGGCGGCCAGCGGAACCAAGCGCATGATTTATGTCTCGGATGAGACCGGCGGCGCCACGCCGGCCTTCAACGATGGGACCAATTGGCGCCGCGTCACCGACAGGGCGATTGTATCATGACAACCAAAGATCTCATCAGAGACGAAGCACGGCGGCGTGTCGCCAGAGCCCTCGGCACCGGATACGGGGCGGACATCGGTCTAGCCGAACTGGAAGTGGTGTTTTCGTGGATGCTGAAGCCGCATAACGGACATCGGCAAACCGCGCACAATGTGCTGCAAATCATCGCCAGCGCGCGCAATCTGTCAAACAGCCTGCCCGATGATTATCAGGACGACCGCCATTGGCCGCACAGCCTTGTAGTTCCGGCCGTGATACCCGACCCGTCGCGGCCGGCTGCGATGGGCCATCAAGACTCCGATGGTGGGTCGTTCGATGAGGTCAAGTCACTGCTCATCGACGTTGTGTCCAACCTCAACGCACTGCGGATCAAGGTGGAGGACCACGATGCCATCATGACAGCGCTCAAGACGATCGCGGCCGAGAAGGCACAGGTGGCAGCATGAACGTATCAAACAAAGGGATCGACTTCATTGTGTCATTCGAGGGCAAGTTGAAAAAACTCCCTGACGGCCGCTATATCGCGTACCGCTGTCCAGCCAACGTCCTGACCATCTATGCAGGTTGCACTGAAGGCGTGCGAGAGGGCATGATCTGCAGCGAGGACGAAGGTAAAGCGATGTTTCGCCGCGAGCTGGTGAAACATGAGGCGGCGGTGCGGCGGCTGGTGACTGTCGATCTGACGCAGAACCAATTCGACGCTCTGGTGTCGTTGTCCTACAACGTGGGGAGCGGAGCATTGGCACGCTCGACGCTGCTTAAGCACCTCAATGGAGGCGACTATCCGCGCGCCGCATCGCACTTCGGCGACTTCAAGAAGGTGGGCGGGAAAGTTCTCAAAGGTCTTGTGCGCCGTCGCGCTGCGGAGGCGGCTTTATTCATGGACGACGCCGAGCCGACCGAGATGGCGCAAAAGGTCGATGCGCCAGATATCAAGATGAAGCCCATGGAAACAGCAATGAAAGTGGCTGCTCCCGTGGCGGTAACGGCAACGGCCGCCGCGCCGTTAGTCGCGGAGGTTCCGAGGGCCGTCACCGATACTGTTGCAAACATCGGGGCGTGGAAAGCAGCCGGACAATCGATTGCGGCGCTCACTCCGAACAAGGAACTTGTGATTGCACTGGCGTTGGGTGGTGTCGCGTTCGCAACTATAAAATTCATAGGTCCGAAAATCTGGAAATCACAATGAACCCGTTCAATGTGGTCGCGGCGATCGTCGCCGTATCGGTCGCTGGGATTACCTACAAAGCGATCCAGACATCAGCCGTTGTGACTGAGCGTGCGCGCGTCGAACAGAAAGCGAAAAAGATCGATGCCAAAGCGCAAAGCGCTCGCAAGTCTGCTGCCTCTGATCCTGGCGGCGTGCTCTCCGGGTACTGCAGAGATTGTGGAAAGTCCGGCTCTGTGTCGATCGTGGCGCCCGGTGACGGTGTCAAGAAATGACCGGTTGACCGAACAGACCGCCGAAGAGATTGCAGCCAACAACGCCGCCCGCGATGTCTGGTGCGGTGAGCCTCCACCGAAAGTGTCGCGTCAGATGGCAGCGAGATAACACCATGGGCCGTTTTGATGAGCAGACAATCACCGAAGCGGTTCGAGCGCTTGCCGGATCGGATCGCCGCCGATCCGGAGTTCATGCGCTGGCTGCTGAGCGACCACGAGGACCGCATTCAAGCCCTGGAAAGCACCCCGCCGCTACAGATAGCCGACGTCCAGACGCCGATCGGCCGGCTACCATTGCCGGTAGTCATTCTGCTGGTGTCCTTGCTCATCTATATGCGGCCAGACCTCGCTTATCGACTGATCGGACAGTGAGGTTGGTATGGATTGCCAGCGCCGTCGCTGGCACCCTGGCCGTCCATGCGCTGGCGACGCATGAGAAGCCGGCGAAGCCGGCCGTCATGGTCCATCATCTGCTATGGTGGCGGTAAGGGGAACGGTTCAAGTGAACCAGAGGAGCGCTTTGTCAATCGACCGTAACCCATTGAGTGCATTGGTGGGAGGTGAGGGGATCGAACCCCCGACATCTTCGGTGTAAACGAAGCGCTTCACACCGAAATGCGTGTCGTTGTGGTATTTTTGTAGCGCTTCGCACGGTTTGGAGAGCCTGTTTTCGGCAGTGCAAAGGTTCATTGAACCGACAACCGCTTCGGCAATTGGACCACTTCCGCAGCACCCCGCATGCTTTCAACACTGGGTTTCGCATAGGTGTCGCGAGTAATCTGCGGATTGGCGTGACCAAGAAAGCGCGCGATTTTCTCCATTGGCACATCGCTCGCCTCAAGCCAGCTTGCTGCAGTATGGCGTAAAGTGTGCGGCGTCACGCCGTCTATGCCGGCACGACGGCACGCCGCGCGAAAGCCAACGCGGATGCACCTGACAGATTCACCGTTCCATTCGATGACGTGATCAGTCAGACGGCCTTCGCGGGCCTCTGCCAAAGCAGCGCGCGCCCAATCGTTGATATACGAGATTTTGGCGCGACCCTTGCGGACCGCCTTTGAAAGCGGGTTTATCTGTTCCTCGCGATTGAGGTCGATGCAACGCAATTCGAGGTCAACGCGATCCCAGGTCAACTCAAGCAGCGCGGTTGATCGTGCACCGGTCGCAATGGCCAAGATGATGAACAAGCGCATGTGCGGCATAACGCAGGCGTCGATGAGGCGTTGCGCTTCGTCGGGTGTCAAAATCCGCGATTTTGGCAGGGGTTTCGCAGGCAACCAGACATAGGGCGTCTCAGACAGCGCGCGGCGCTTGCAGGCCCAATTGAGGCATGCACGCAAGTATATCAGTTCAGTCCAGGCTGTACCGGCGGACCGGCCGACGTCGAGACGTTGTTGCGTGTAGTACCGGCACAGATCGGCCGTGATAGAGGCGGGACGCAACGGTCCAAAGACCGTTGCCAGTGCTTTCCAGTGATGATGCAACGATGCGACCTGCTTACCGTCCAGCGCCCGGTCCTTCACGTATTCACGCCAGATATCGGAGACGGTGAGGGACGCAACAGCTTTCAAGGTGTTGCGTTCGGCGATCCAGGCATTGAAGAGCGCCCGCGCTTGCGTCTCAGAGGTGGCGGGGCCGAGTCTGTTCCGATGCCGGGCTCCGGTGTCGTCGCGCCATGTCGCGACCGCTTGCCCTTTGAGAGAGCCAAGCGTGTACGGTCCAACTTGGTAATGCCGCCATCTTTTTCCCATTGCTCGACGTCCTTCAAGCGCAAGCGCAAGATTTTCGCACCGACTCGGAAATGCGGAATCAAGTCGTTCTCAATCATCAGGTAGACCTGACGCGCTGAGCAACCGAATCTTTCAGCAACTTGACGGACGGACAGGTTCATTCGGTCTCCTTCATGGATCGAGACCACGGATCGTATGCGGCGGGTCGCTTTGGGAACGGACGCGACGACTTCCGAATGCCAGCGTGCTTCTCGTAGATACGCTGGGATTTCGCAATTTGCGGAACGTCGGTCTTGCTTGTCTTCAGCCGGTGGCAGCGGCGATCAAGGACCATACAATTGTCCAAGCTGTTGGTTCCCCCGAGTGCGGCAGGAACGATATGATCGTATTCAGCCCTGGTCATCAGTTTTTGCCCGCAGCCGCATTCACAAAAGCCGTTCGCGCGCTGGAACGCCTCGAGCTTCGTGGCCTTGGAAAATTCAGCGCGCTTGTTCATGGCCACACTGACCCTTCGCGATGATCGTTGCAACAATCGCTTGAGCCGCGGGCGCGCCCACCTGTCGCACCAGAGCCGCGAAACCGATTTCGATGTGTTTCACCAACAGTCCTGTGAAGACAAGGTCAACGGGCTTGTTCGTGGAGTGGGTCATTTGGCCATCTCATGCTGTTGCAGGAGTTCGTCAGCCGTCAGGTGCAACTCGGCGTTGATCACATCCGCGACCGCTTCGTTCAATGCGCAGAAATCCAGATGCTTCATTTTGTCGAACTGGATGGAGCGCGGCTTGAACACGACGATCAAGCCGTTGTGCGCGCGGACCGCCGCATGGCTTCCGGCCGCCTTGATCGCAGCCGCGGCCAGGGAGCGGGCCTTGTCAACATCCATGTCGGCCAACGGGATTCGGGCGACTTCGTCGCGAAAGCCGGCTTTCATTGTCAGCCACGCGCGCAGCTCATGCACGGTTGAAAATTGCTCATCGTGCGTTTCGGGCCAGTGATGGAACGCTGCGGCGCAAAGCGCGAAAAACCGTCGGTGCTGTTCAATCGACCGTGACTTGCGGGTCTTCGCAACGTTGAAGCGATGCCGGCACAGCGGACACTCCACATGGAGTGTCGGAGTCTGAGGGCCGACAGAAGGCGGCGCGCGATCTGGTCCGATGGTCGGACTGGTCATCGTGACACCTTCCGAAATGGCCAAACCGATGCCGTGCGTGGGGATGGTTGGAGGCCCTTGTCGATCGGACCAAGATCGCCGTCCGGCGTGGGCGCAAAGCGGCCGGCCATCTCTTTCGGCGTTTCCGAAAACGCACCACGCAACGTCGTTTGCGCCCAATCCTTGACCTCGCCGAATGTCGAGAAGGCCATCATGGGTGTAGAGGTTTCTGGATGGAGCACGACGAAGCCACCACCCGCCAGTTCGCCGATCGACAGTGTAATAACTTTTTTCATTGGTCACAGGCCGGCATCAACAAGGGCACTCATACGCGCTGCATATTCTTCTCGCAGCATGTCGCGCCACCGGTCCGGCATGTCGGCTATAGCGTCGCTATATGCGGATCCAAGGTCACGCAGAGCATCGCTTGTGGACGCGTCGTCGATGTGTACTTTGATCTCTTTGAAAAGTTTATCAGTTCCATCACGTTTTGCTTCGGCGGAACTCTTTCGCTTGGGCCGTAGTTCGCTTTCCATGCCACTGGCCGCAGCGCCGTCATCGTCGACTTCTGGAATACCAAGAGCCGATTTGAGCGTATAGCGCCGGCCATACGTCATGGCCGATCCAATGCCCTGAGCATCATCTTTGGTGAGCGTGATCGGCAGACAGACCTGCATATATTCGCTCGTCTCGGCATGCTCGATACGCGTGTACACGCGTAAGATGGCACGGCCGTCTTTGCCTTCACTTCGCGACAGTTCACCAGCCCATTGCGTAAGCACAAGACCGTTCATCGTCATGGGCGCCGCAACCGCATCCAAGACGCTTTCGAGCGTCGCGTATGTGTTTTTGGCGAACGGGTTCGTGCGATCACGTTTTGCGCCCTGCATGAATTCGGATTGGGCCTTGAGGCGGGCAAGCATCAAATTCTTTCGCGACGGAGAAAATTCGATACTCTGGCCGATAATGGCCACGATCGCTGCCGGCGCTGTCGTCTTCGCTGTCTCTGTCATCGAAAAGCTCCCATTTGCATTGGGTGCAACGGTCATCGGCAACTTGAGCGCCGCATTCAGGACATGCAATCATGTCCTTATCCTCTGAACTGCCTTGATAGCCGTGCGCAGCGCGGCGGCGGCCGATGCAAACTGCATCAATGTCGAGAGATGTTGGCTGACGCTGATTGTATCGATCACGCTCGATATCTCCTCAAGATCGGCCATGAGGGCGCCGATACTCCGGCGCAAATCGGACTGTTCTGTCTTGGTGGTCATAGGTGCTCCTGAAACCCGCGAGACGGGTGGACGGCCATACCCACGCTGTCCACCCGTCTCTCCCTCAACCCATCGGCCATGATGCTGGCCTCAGCCGATGGGGTGCTCTAACCGCTGTGAGACTGGTTCATTGAGGCGATCGCCAGAGCGATGGCGGTCGCCCGTCGTTGCGCGTGCGACGCCGCGAGCGAGTCGCGGATTTGATGAATGATCTCGCAGCACTCATGCAGGCGCGGGCGTATCGTCCCATCAACCTCAGAAACCATGTCCATCAGCGTTGCTGATGCGACTGCCAAACGGTCATCGATATTGATATCCATCACACCACCACACCATTGAGGTTGCCGATGTAGATCGGCGGCGTGTCGGGAGCGACCTGGGGACGCGACTCCCGGACATGATCGGCGATGGCGCGCGCGTGGCGCTTTTCCAATGGCTTGGCCAACATGTCGAACAGAACGGACGAAGGTCCACTTCCAGGATTGAGCTTCAGAACCTTGCCGCGCTTGATCAGACGATATTGGACGATAATTTCATAGAGCCGGATTTCGAGGATGTCTCCGGTGTCGGAGACATCGAATTCACACTCGCTGGTGAGGTCGATCGCAACGCCGTTGCATTCGAAAATTGGCTCTTCATCCGTGATGGTCATCATGGGATCGCATCCTAGCTGGAACCCGTTTTTGCTGGCGCGAAGCGCTCAACATCACCAACCAGACGCCAAGTACCGTCTCCAAAGTGGCGAACCCACACCGCTCGGGTCTTTGTGTGCGCTCGCCCAGGACATGACGTCCGGCTGGTGATGATTGACAATAGTGAGACAAATCTCACTCGTCAATCAAAAAATGAGACAAATCTCACTCAATAAAAATAGCGCCACGAACTCAAGATGTTGCTTGAATTGCGTCTGTGGAGAACAGGTGATGGAAGCGGTGTCGCTCTGGCCTTGGGCCGTCGTTCTGATGTTGCTTGGCGCCAATGTCAGTCGCGCGTTGCGACTCTATGCAAAAATGGAGTGGGCCGTGGCTGAGTTCACCGGCCACCGCGCTTGATAAACATAACCGGCGCGACCCAAGCAATGCGGACGTCTTCGATATCGCGATTGGCCGGATTGTAGCTTCGGAGGTTGAATCGACCTTTTTGCGTGCTTTTCGAAAGAAATTTGACGTATCGTTCGCCGGTGTCGGTCTCGACGATGCAATCCAGACCGATCAGATTGTGCGCCGTGCGCCCCGCGTGCTTAACGCCCACAAGGATATCCCCGCTCCGATACACGGGGACCATGCTGTCACCGCGAACTTGGCGATTATCCGGTTGACAAACCCAACATGATTGGGTAGTTTCTCTCTCAACACTGAGAGGGAATTGTGTCGTGTCCGTCCTGAATGCTCCCCACTTCCACGATGAAGCCGCCGCCTTCGCGAAGCTCGAAGCCGTGCTTTGGCAGAACGGCCCCGTGTGCCCGAAGTGCGGAAACAAGGAACGCATCTACGTTCTCGACGGCGTGCGCTCCAAGCCAAGCAGGAAGAACCCGGAAGGTGTGGTCCGCCACGGCTTGAAGAAGTGCGGCAAGTGCCGCCAGCAATTCACCGCGCGCGTCGGTACGGTATTCGAGTCCAGCCATATCCCGCTGCAAAAGTGGTTCCAGGCCGTGCACCTGCTCTGCTGTTCCAAAAAGGGTATCAGCAGCCACCAGCTTCATCGCGTTCTTGAGATCACCTACGAGGCGGCGTGGTTCATGAGCCACCGCATTCGTGAGGCCATGCGTTCCGGTTCTCTGGCGCCGATCGGCGGCGCTGGTAGCAGCGGCGTTGTCGAGGCTGACGAGACTTTCATCGGCCGCAAGAAGGGCGTGCCGATACGTCGCGGCGGCGCGCACAAGAACGTCGTTCTCGGCCTTGTGGAGCGCGGCGGCGAGGTTCGCACGGCCCACATCGACAACACCAAGGCCGAGACGATCCTGCCGATCGTCAACGAGAACATTGCCAAAGAAGCGCACGTCATGACCGACGACGGCGCGACCTACTACAAGAAGCTCGGCGACTTCGCCGGCCACGACGCTGTGAACCATTCTGCCGAAGAGTATGTGCGTCACGAGGACGGCAAGCCCGTCATCAGCACGAACACGATCGAGGGCTACTTCAGCATCTTCAAGCGCGGCATGAAGGGCGTCTACCAGCACTGTTCCGAGAAGCATCTGCACCGCTACTTGGCGGAGTTCGATTTCCGCTACAACAACCGATCCGCCCTTGGCGTCGAAGACTGTGAAAGAACCGTAAACGCGATCAAGGGCGTCGCCGGAAAGCGGCTCACGTATCGGTCGCCTGATTGACGCGCCCGCGCAGAAAAAGCGCCCTTGACTCTTGCTTATTTTGATGAATTCGCTCATGATTCGCGGATGAGCAAGAGAGTAAAGATCAGGATCAGAGGCAGTGGGCACGACACCGACGCGCCCACTGTCTACGACATGTCTGATCAGTTGAAGGACTACTTCGATCTGCTTGAATCCGTGGAGCAGACGTTGGCCGATGACGGTCAGAGCGCCATCGAATGGCGCGTTGTGCATGCCGTTACTGCAAGCCCGATCACTTTCACCGTGCAGGCGTTTCCAAAGATATTTGCAGTGAACGTAGACGCGCGGGCCGACCATGTTATTACGAGTGCACTTCGTGGCGTCAGAGAGCTTATTCAAAATCCGTCCCGGCCGAGCAATTTTACCGACCAAACGCTTGGCCTAGCGCAGCGGCTGTATGATCGCGTCACCAACGGACTGGATCGCACAGAGATCGAAGTTGAGGGCCAAGAGGCAGAGCAAATTGCCATAACGCCGACTATCGCTCGTGTAGCAGCGCAGAACATCCGGACTGTGCTTCAGCCTGTCGTGAAACCCTACAAGGAAATCGGCGGAGTTGAGGGGCACATCCAAAATGTTGGGCAGGACGGGTATCGCCGCCGCTTCTTGCTGATTCGTAGCAGGATGACAGGTGATGAAATCAAGTGCTTCGTGAGCGGAGACGCCGAAAAGCAGTTAGCCAAATGCGAAATTGCGGACGTGTGGCGACGTGCGCGGGTTGAAGTTTTCGGATTGATCCACTTCAAAGGACCACAGCGCATTACCCAAGTCGATGCGCAGCGCCTTCGGTTCTTCTACGCTGAGAGCGAATTGCCAGCCGTTGACGACATATTGGACCCCGACTTCACTGGCGGTCTGCGCACTGAAGACTATCTAGATTGGCTCCGCAATGGCCGCCTCTCCTAAGCGTGTACTGTGGGACGCGTGCACGTGGATCGCGCTGATTCAGCAGGAAAAGAACATCATAGCGGACGGCATTGATCGCTATACACGGTGTCGAACCGTCATAGACTTGGCCGCAAAAGGCAAGATAGAGATTGTATGCTCGGCGCTCTGCCTCGCTGAGGTGTGCAAGAATAAGGACCTTCGCGACCAAGATCCTTCACACATTGCTCGTTTCTTCGAGCACGAATACTTGCTGGCCATCGCTCTAGGAAGGGAGATAGCAGAAACCGCGCGTGGCCTGATGATGGCAGGGATACCCAAACTGAAGCCCGCCGACGCTTGTCATGTTGCGTCGGCACTTGAGGTTCCAGGCGTAACCGAGATGCACACCTTCGACGATGATCTCATCGCCCAAAGTGGAAAACTTCAGAAGCGTGACGGTGCATCTCTGAAGATTTGTTACCCTGACGCCGGCGGTCCTGTGCCGCCGCTGCTGAAGGGGGCATGAAATGGTAAAACTCAAGACGCAGTGCCAGAAATTTGTTGAGGCAGCCAAGTCATCAGGTGCGAGCGAGAACGCCGCTGATTTCGATAGGCTGTTGGGTGGGATCGCAAAGGCTCCGCCACCCGAGACGGTTCAAGAGCGCAAGGCCCCGAAAGCAAAAAAGCCCGCCAAGTAGCGGGCTTTTTCTTGGCGGGGCGTGGTTTGTCAACCGTATAATCGCCGCGAACTTCGAGCGCGATGGCCTCACCGGGAGAAAGCAGAAGTTCAAGCTCACCAAGCCCGTCGTCGATGGGCGTCCAGCCTTCACCGGCAGCAACGGCCCCTGAGATCGGAATCCGCACGATCCCATCGGCCGTGCCGTCCCGGAGTTCGCGCAGCGTCATCCCAAGTGCCGTTGCAACAGCCGCCAATGTCGCATTCCTTGGATCTGATGTTTTCTCAAGGAGATCATAGATCAAGCGTTCATTTTTTCCAACCGCACGCGCCAGAGCCTTGGGGTTCAACCCCCTCAGCTCCATGGCCGCTTTCAAGCGCTGTTTCCAACCTGGCTCCATGGAGACTGCATAACGAAATGTGGAAAACCAGTCTCGTGAGTTTGATCTCATTGACGGGTGAGACGTATCTCACTATAGTGGACCACATGACCACTGCGGAAAGATTGCTCGCTGATATCGAGACATTTCTGAAAGCCCACGACATGTCGGCAACGACGTTTGGGCGGTTGGCTTGCCGCGACCCGCATACGGTCCGGTGGCTTCGCGATGGCAATGGCGTCACATCGTCCCGCATTGATACGTTGCGTAACTTCATGCGGGATTATCGGCCTTCCCAAAAAAAGGTCGCAGACGTTCACGCCGCTTGAGTAATCCGTAGTGTTCCAGTGCGTCACCATCGGCCTCTCTGCCGGATGGATTGGCGTGCGCGCGAGCGCAGCGGTTCCTAGCCGTTGTCAGCGTCGATCCGTCCTGTTGTGTGGCCGCGTCCATGTCCTCCTAACCTCAAACCCTCGGCGCGAATGCCGAGGGGATTTTTCAGGGATATATCCCGATCATGTCCGGGACACACAATCGCAACGGTCCATGTGCGCGTTTCATCCGCGTCGATGCGACCTGAAACGAAAGACGCTCCGTTGTTTGCGCAACGGAGCGTTGAAGAGTCACATCTGCATCCCGAATGACCCAACCACTCAGGAAACAACGGTCCATGAATATCAAACCGACACCGAAACGCAACACGGCAGAAGAATTGTCAACAGCCGCGATGAGTCTTCTTGGTCATCCGCGCGCCGCACTTCTCACAGCGCGCGACCGCGACGACCTCTGGGGTGTCGCGACGAAGGTTTATCCCGCGTCTGCTCAATGGCGCACTGTTGTTGCGATCATTGCGGACAGGCTCGAAGGGCGGAGTCAGGTGGCATGAGACACGTCACGCACATTCGCTTGTATCCAACCGACTGGCGGTCGGGCTGCTTGGGGCTCTCCCTCGAGCAGGAAGGGCTCTATATGCGACTGTGTATGTTCATTGCAGAAACCGGGCGTCGCGTGCCGTTGGATGACAGTCAGGCGGCGCGGACGCTCAACGTCAACATCAACCAATATCGGAAGGTTTTGGGCGACTTGCTGCGCCTTGGAAAGGTGAAACGACATGTCGACGGATACGGAAACGACAGAGTTGAAAGCGAGCGCGCCGAAGCCCAAAAGGCGACCGATCGAAAGTCTCCCGCCAAGACCGCCGGGGAGCCCGATCGGGGCTCCAATCAGGGACAAGAACGGGCGGATCATGAGTCTTCCGTAACGGTGTCCAATGATACACAATCCAGCCTGCCCCCCCAGTCACCCCCCCTAGTCACCGGGGGGGTTACCCCCCCAGTTGAGGCGGAAAAAGATCAATCTTTTCTACGCGCGAAAAAGAACCATAACCAAATAGATGTTGTTGAGGATGGGCGCGCGCGCGAAATTGCGAAGTCGAAGTACGACCTGCTGGCGGATCGTTTGACCGAAGCCGCTAAGCCAGCCATTGCCAACCCAGCGGCGTACCCCTGCCTGCTGAACCTATCAGCTCCGCTGATGTGGCTTCGCGAAGGCTGCGATCTCGAGTTGGATATTTTACCGACCGTGGCCGAGGTCGCCCGCAGACGTGCCGGCAAGCAGAAAATCACGTCTTGGGAGTACTTCACGGCGGCGGTGGCGATCGCCAAGGCTAAGCGTGAGGGTGGGCTTCCAGCGGTCGATGTCGCCGGTCTGGTTGCGCGATCACCATCGCTATCGGACGACCGCCGGCCCGCATGGGCTGTTGATCAGGACAGGCGCCGGCAGGCAGCGCTCGAAGCTCTCAAGGAGTATCAGTGAGGTCGCATGTCCAACGCGCTCATTCAACGGCTTGCCGTTGTGTTTGGTCCACCGGATTTTTCAACCGATCCGGCCGCGTACATGAGCGAGATCGCCAATCTCATTCGTGGTTTCACGGCGGGCGAACTCAACAAGGCTGCGGATCTATTGATCCGGGAGTTCCGGCCTTCGCAGCGCAAGCCATGGCCGACGCCGAACGAGATTTGCACGGCGTGTGTTGACGCGCGCACGATGATGGCGCCGCCACAATCGAATAAGGACCCTTACCAGGAATGGTCGGAGAAGGCCTTCCGAAGAGCCGACGCATTGATTGCGAGTGATTTGGGTCGTGAGGCGGCGGACTCGGGATGGATCGCGGCGTTGCATGATTTTTGCCGAGAATACGGCCGTTTGCCGAACGATGCCGAGAGTTATCGCTGCAAAGTCCACGCTGCCGAATTCAATGAGGCCTATCGCAATGTTTGTGGCCTCAATGGTGAGGTCAGGGGGCCTCTCAAAGGCCTCGGAGATAAAATGCTGGCGAAGCGCAATCGGCTGGCTGCAATCGCTCATGGTCGCAACAATAACACTTGAAGGCAGACAATGAACCAGATCACCAACCTCCTCAATCAATGCACGCCCTTTATCCGGCTGGTCGCGCTTCTGTTCGGCATCACAGCCGCGGTTCTGGCGTTGGCCGATATGGTCCCGATTGTTGGCCAAATCTGGCGTCCCAAAGGGTCCGCGCAAACCAACGCCATCATTGCCGCGGCGCTTGCTATTGTGTCGGGAAACCGTTGAGCGCCGATCGGTTCATTTCTTGTTGCGTCCCGTGTCCCGTATCAATCCTCACCACGGAGGCGCTCCATGCGTCCAATTTGCAAGAAAACAGCCATTGCTCTCGGTGTCTCGCTCGCCGCGCTCATGGCCACGACGTCGTACGTCAACGCTCAATCCTGCTTCGTCGGTGCATCAACCTCTGCGGAGGTCGGGCAGATCAAAGCTGAAGGCATCACCTTCAGCCAAAATGGCTTGGGCTTCGGTCTGCTCGGCGGGTGCGCGATCGCCGTCGACAAATTCGACGTCGGTGCCCGCATCGCCTACGACTGGTCGCAGAACGGCGGCAACGATGGCGTCTGGCAGGCGGTCGGAACGCTCGGCTATCGTCTCAACGAGAACGTCAAGCCGTATCTCCTCGCCGGCTATGGTGGCGTCAAGATCGACTATCAGGACTATGCGGCAAGCCATCGCGGCCTCGTTGCCGGCGCTGGACTTGAAATCGCGCTGGGCAAGAACGTCGCGCTGATCGCCGAATACAATCGGCTGTGGCTCAGCGCCAAGACGTTCGACGACATTAAAATCGATCCTGGAGCGCATGTCGTCCGCGTTGGTGTGACTTACAAGCTGTTCTGACGTGGATCGGCTTGAGGTTATCGCGCGCGCGATCTGGTGTGCTCACGTCGTCAAGGGAATGAGCATTCCAAACATCGTGCGCGACACGATGGAGGACGGCCTTGATTTCGAGGCCGTCCTTAATGCGCTCAACTACGGCTATTACTGGCATACGATGGATCACTGCCGGCGCGCGATGCGTCCGGTCTGTGGCAAACAACTGCACGGAGATGTATGGTGAACGTGTTTCGTACGAAACCGCGGCAAGAATTGAAGGCACGCGATGAACTCGTCGGCGCCGGGATCGAGGTTGTGATGCCGGTCGAATATCGGTACGGCCGACGCTCTCAATCTGTTGAGCATCCGACGCCCAAGGCGAAGCCCGTCTTAACGGGCTACATCATCACCAGCGATGGCCGTCCCAAGTCGCGCCGCATCGGCGCGTTTGTCGGCTCGATCAGGCCTGATGAGGCAGCGCGTATGAAACGGATTGATGGTCGCACTGTAAACGCTCCGCCGGCGCGATCAGGGATTCGTGCTGGCGATGTTGTGCGGGTTCGCAAGGGACCGTTTGCGGAGCTGCAGGCATCGGTTGTTGCCGTGAAAGGCCGAAAGGCGACGTTGGTGACTTGGTTGTTTGGTCGCGAGTGTCAGTTTACGGCATCCGTCATTCATGTGACGAAGTGATGCAGCCGACACCTTGCCATCGTAATCGCGAGCAATCGCCGTTTGCACGTCACGCGCCACCTTTTCAGCGGTCGGCATGGCGATAACAGATGCGAGCGTGTCGGGGTTAAATGTCGTCTCGTAATCCTTCATTGTTCCTGCTCCGGTCTCGGCCACTGATGGTCACACTTCTCGCAGCGCCATCCCCACCAGTACGTGGTGCGACTGCCGTGCTTGTGCTGCAATGCCTGTTGCGGCGACTCGTCCGCCGCTTGCGTAAAGATCGTCGCGTCGTCCGCGTTGCCGCATTTAGGGCAGACCGGAGCCGATTCATTCAACGGCAAGCCTTGCCTCCGTTGTTAGGCTGAGAATTTCGGCGATCCAGGGCGGCTTGGCCTGATCGACGGGAACGTCGGACCCGCCTTGCGCGCCCGAGGAAACATTACGCGGCGGAGACGATTGACCAATCCGCGGCGCGTCGTCTTTTTGCGCCAGCGCTGCCAGTACGCTGCGACGGCGCGCTTTCGTTCTGTCTGCATCATGGCGCGCCCCCAGCGGCAGCCGCGACAGGAAATCGGTCGCCCGGCATCCAGTCGTCTGCCTTCAAATCCACAGTCACAGCTTGGCGGTCGCCAATCTCGCGCCGAACCGTCGCCTCGTCTGGCGCGTCGAATACAGCGCAGATAACCGCGTAATCGCCATTCGCGCTCTCGCCGCTTTTCCAAAGGTGCGGTGCGCTTGGCGGCGACGGTAACTCCCAGAACGGCCATTCGATGTCGAACTCGTGCTCGTGCAGCGCTGCGATAACTTTGGCTGCAGCCACGCTATCAAGTAGCGCCTCGCAGACAACAGCTTCCACTTTGAGCCATGGATCGGTTTTCGGTTCGTACCACCGCGCCCAATATCTCGGCATCGCCTTCGGCTCCTTAGTGTGCAGCGGCGTTCGGCCGCTCGAACTCAACACCAGCTTCGACGATCTCGACGAGCGCTTGCCTTGCCGACGTGCCGTCGCCGCGCGGGTCGGCCAATGCGGCGACGATCGCCCACGCTGGCCCCATGTCAGCAATAACGTCGTCCGCGAGAGATTGCCCCATGATCGAGTGTAGCGCTTGAAGCGCTGTGATCTTGGTCCGGCCGGCGCACTTGATGCATCGGCACGTACAAAAATCGACCTTGCGGCCGTGACGCTCCAGAATTGCTACTAGTTCTTCGCTCGGCACTCCCAGCTCCTCAGTTGTTCTGTGAGTTGAGCTTTATGCCGAGCACCTCGCGCATCGCAGGGGACAGCTGCGCGGCGACTTCCTGACCGGACGGGCTGCGTGCCCATTCGTCGGCTTCCTCCTTTGAGGCGTCAAACTCGCCATCAGCGACGCGCTCAGCCAACTCGTTGAGCCCGTATTTCTTGCAGAGCCGATGCAGCTCTGTGATGGGACACACATGCATGTCTCCATAGTCGCTGAACTCTCCGGCTGCCGCGCGCGCCATCAGCTTATCGTGCTTGCCGTCTGGATTGTACTCGCGGATTGCTGCGACCAGTCGCTCCGCCGTCGCTTTCGTTGCCGGTCCCATCACGTCGGCTCCTTGTACAGCTTGGCGCGGACAATGCAGTCCTTGGCTTCAAGCAACTTGCGCAGGCCCGCCGTGCGCTCAGCATTCGCCGGCAGCGTATCGACGATCTGTTGCGCGAGGTCGCCGAATGGCTTGCTGATCTCCTGCAAGTGCGGCGGAAGATGCGAGTAGGCGAAGAATTGCATCATGCGGTCAGTCATTTCAAATGCTCCTATGATCCACGGCCCGATCGGCCGAACTGTTTGTAGTACCGCGACATTGACCAGCCCTTGGGGCCTGCCGCCACCGCATCCTCATTCGTCCGATGGCGCAGATCGAACCATGCCACGCGCGCACGCTCGATAACGTCAGGCGGAAACACCTTGGCGGGTCGGCCCGTGGATTTGCGCCCGTTTTTCCTTCCAGCTGCCGCGCGCCCCGCACTCGTCAGGTGCTCGATCGCGTCGCGAATCATACCATCGCGCTCCGATTTGATCGAGGTAGAGCGCGACGTTTCCACCTCGAAAATCGACGCGCCCTTGGCCTCGATCTGCTCAATCGCCGTCCACAGCGCGTCACGCGGCTTGTCCTTGTAGGTGGTGCGCGGCGCGGCCAGGACATGCAACCACACGACTGCCACAACGTCACCCTTGCGCAGTGAGCCAATCAGGTCAGCGAGCGTCTCGGTCTTGCTCTCAACATAGACGATCCGACAGACGGACAACGCGGCCCGCTGCCGTGCCTCAGTGAGGCGTGGCAGCGGGCGCACATAGCCGCGCATGGTTTGTCGCAATTCCATTGTGCAAATGATCTGCACCATATTTGACAGCGCGTCAACTATGTGCTTTGTACCGTCAACAGCGAGACGAAATTTTACCCAACTGAGGCCGCGAACATGACACAATACAAAATAATTGACGGCATGCTGACCCCGCCTGACGGTCTCAGTGTCGGCGGCAACCTCGACCTCAGAGGCACCGCAATCACCGCCCTGCCTGACGGACTGAGCGTCGGCGGCGACCTCTACCTCAGCCACACTCCAATCACCGCCCTGCCTGACGGACTGAGCGTCGGCGGCGGCCTCTACCTCAGCCACACTCCAATCACCGCCCTGCCTGACGGTCTGAGCGTCGGCGGCGCCCTCTACCTCGGCCACACCCTAATCACCGCCCTGCCTGACGGACTGTGCGTCGGCGGCGACCTCGACCTCAGCGACACCGCGATCACTGCCCTGCCTGACGGTCTGAGCGTCGGCGGCAACCTCGACCTCAGCGACACCCCAATCACCGCCCTGCCTGAGAATTGCAGATTGGGCGGGAAGCGTATCTCCGACGCGCCCATCATCCCAGACATTGATCGGGCAGTGTATGCAGCGGCCTCGCAGCCGGGCGCGCTGGATATGAGGAGATGGCATTGCGGCACCTCACACTGCCGTGCCGGCTGGATCGTGACGCTGGCCGGAGAAGCAGGTAAGCGGCTGGAGATTGACACGGGCTCCACGGCCAACGCTGCGATGCTGATTTATGCTGCGAGTGCGCCGGGCCAGCCGATCCCCGACTTTTATTGTGATAACGAGGCGGCTCTGGCCGACATGAAAACCAGAGCAGGGCGGTAACGATTGAACAGGAAAGGCCGCGAACATGACACAATACAAAATAATTGACGGCATGCTGACCCTACCTGACGGTCTGAGCGTCGGCGGCGCCCTCTACCTCGGCCACACCCTAATCACCGCCCTGCCTGACGGACTGTGCGTCGGCGGCGACCTCGACCTCAGCGACACCGCGATCACTGCCCTGCCTGACGGTCTGAGCGTCGGCGGCGACCTCTACCTCAGCGGCACCGCAATCACCGCCCTGCCTGACGGTTTGAGCGTCGGCGGCGACCTCGACCTCTACGGCACCTCAATCACTGCTCTACCTGACGGTTTGAGCGTCGGCGGCGACCTCTACCTCAGCCACACTCCAATCACCGCCCTGCCTGACGGACTGAGCGTCGGCGGCGGCCTCTACCTCAGCCACACTCCAATCACCGCCCTGCCTGACGGTCTGAGCGTCGGCGGCGCCCTCTACCTCGGCCACACCCTAATCACCGCCCTGCCTGACGGACTGTGCGTCGGCGGCGACCTCGACCTCAGCGACACCGCGATCACTGCCCTGCCTGACGGTCTGAGCGTCGGCGGC